CAAAAATTGATTTTGAACATAATTTTTCCCTAAGGACAAATTAAACCCAACCTCAGTGACTGAAGGTAACCAATATTTCTCATAGAACAGATCATTACAACGAAATAAAATATCATCACCATTTATCTTTACAGGTAAATCTTGAAGTTTAATATAAGTCGTAATTCCAAGCTCATGCTGACAATACTTTCTAAATGCAATAGCATAACTAATAAAATTAATCATACATAAAATAGGAAAAGACAAGATTGATCCCATCAATTGACCTACTTTTTGCAAGTATACTCCTTTATCAACATTCGTTGGATAACTAAGGAAAGAAGGATATAAAACTGAACGTAATATATTTTTCTCTTCCTCAGGTAAATCTAACATCTGTGAAAGAAAGGCCTCGAATGCGGCAATGGTGTATTTAGTTTTAATTTTATCGGTGGCGGCGGAATAATCTCCGCTTACCCACTTACTAAAATTTAACTTACATTCATGGCTCCATTCGAACTCAGTTTCTTGTGTTAAGATCTCAATTATATGGGTTTTATTTAAAGGAGTAGACAATAGTGCAAACTGATTGAACTTTTTTAAATGATTAAACATCGCTTTTTGCATAAACTTGCTATAATAGTAAGGAAGACTTTCTCCCTTTGTAATTAACCTAGCTTTTAAAGGCTCGGGTATTGCATATACTTTTACATGTAAACTATGTGATGATGGATAAATCAAATCAATCTTTATATTTGGTATTGTTTCTTTTAAAAAGGAAAAATCATTAAGAATTATAGATGCCAACAAATCAATATCGGTTTTAGCCAATATAGGCACCCCATAAAGGGAGTACACTTGATTTGTTTTAGCGTTATAATCCATTCTTAATAATTCAACCTGTGGCGAAAACAAATATCTCGAACTATTCTCAACTATGTTACAATCGTATTGTAAGTCATCAGGTTTTGGAATATCTTCACCGGATAAGGAACACTCCCTATCTTTTTGTGAATACATTTCATCCTCTGATTCATATACAACATCTTTGCCTGAATCATTCGCGGTATAGAAACCACTACTAGAACCATAATGAGCAACTTTGCTCTCAATATCTTTTTCACCCCTCCCATACAAAAGACGTTTAACTACGTAACCATATGCACCGAATTCATCGAATCCGGAGTCATTATGGGCTTTTAAAGAAGGCTTATAAAGTTTCTTTTCATAAATGAATCCATCTGAAAATACACTTGCTACATCACTGAATATACTTAAATATTCTGCACTGATTTCTCGTGACTCACTGATTAAGGCAATTTTGTGCTTTAAATAAGATTCATTTATAAAGGTAGAGTTAACGGGATGACATCCACGCTTAACTCCCTGTATTAAACCAACTAAAAAACGTAAAAACGTTTTTTTATATTTGTTACTGTTTCTGTCGAACGATGCGATTCTATTTCTCAAGTAGTCACGGCACCCTGCACTAAATCCTGTACCACAAACTCCACTAGGAAAACCCTCAGGTTTAAGTGGTAGAATGTCTCCAATATATTTAGCCAAAGGAAAAGCTGTTAAGTATTTACAATACGAAACAAATTTATCTTCTGGGAAACAAATAACATAATGAAATTGAGAGAACCAACTAGAGTAAAAGAACTTCTGATCTGGAAAGGAATCATACATACAATGTATATAACCTCTACAAAATTTAACAGTACTTTCTAGCCGATCTTTATAAAAGAGTGTGATATAAAATTTAGTATCACTCCCAATTTCATCAATAATTGAACTTGCCAATAAGGCAACCTTTTCTTCATCTAAGAAATCCTTTTTATTAATCATATCTTTGTGTTTAAACTGTAAAGAGCTAATTTTATCGCATATAGCTTTAAAATTCATAATCTTTACATCACAATATTCAATATGATCATTAAAATAGGTTGTTTCTGTAGTCGTCTTTCCGTTAAGGATGGATAAGACTGGATCTTGAAATTGCGTCAATTGAGGACAGATCTTAATGATCCTAATCAACGTTGTAGAGTATTCTCTACCATGACATTCCAACAAATTATTAAAAGTAGTTATCGGATAACTTCCTTCAACTTCTTCGCATTGAAATGAGATAGTTTTTGATATATCGTTTACAGGCTTACTATTTTGGGTAACCTCTCCTTTATTTGGAGTCGTTGCACTTGATGTGCTCTTTGTAGCGTTTACTTTCGAAAATTTATT